CTTGGTCTGACGCACTATACACCAGTGTGACACCTGACCGTGAGATATTCAGAACCGCATTTGCTTGGTTGCCATCAATCTTGTGACCGTTGGAGTGAATGATGATGTTGTTGCTTTCGGCAAATCCTGCACTGTCAATGATGCGAACCGTGTCACCGATGTTTGCCGATGCCGGAAGTTTACACACCAAGTTGCCTTGTGCGTTGGTATTCGCAAAGTAAATCTTGCCGTGGTTCAGGTCAGTGTTGGACTGAAGAATTTGTGTCGGAGTAAGTGACTTGAGTGTCGCAGAGGTGAAGTCCACATTGCCGACAAACACCCCACCCGATGTGGCATTCGCAGATGCTGTTGTAGTAACACCAGTGTTTGCGTTGAAAATAATTGCCACAATGTAACCTTATACGATAACGAGTCGGGAACCAGAAGGAACGGTAATCGTCACTCCACTATCTACGGTCAGCGTACCGGGTGCCATCGCATTCTTACCCGCTGTGATGCTGTAGTTTGCCGTTGCGTTTTGGTCTGACTCATAGAAAATCAAGTCAGTGCCACCGCCTTTTGCTGCTGCAACACCTGTCAGATTAGAACCGTCACCAGAGAATGAGTTGGCAGTCAATACACCAGTATTTGGGTTGAATGTCAAGCGAGTTGTTTCAACATTCGCAGTCGTCAGTGTGCCAGAAGTGACACCTGTGAATAGAACGGGTAAGTCAGCATTCTGTCCCGCAAGTGACTCTGCAATCGTCGCACCTGCCACAATACCTGTCAATGCCGAACCATCACCGACGAATGAGTTCGCAGTCAGAACACCTGTGTTGGGGTTGAACACAAGTCCTGAAGAGGTAGCAGTCGCAAGGAAGACATTGGCAGTATCAAGTGAACCAGAGGTGACACCTGTGAACAGCAGTGCTAGGTTGCCTGATGGTGCTGCAGCGTGGTTGCCCTCAAGTGACCGTGCGACTGTCGCACCCGCACTCGTCAGACCAGAACCATCACCTACGAATGCATTACCGTAGATTGTTCCTGTCGCAACCAATTTGCCTGTGATGTCAACGTTCGCTGCAAATACCGTATTCGCAGTGACATTCATATGGTCACTGAAGATGTTGGTGTTTGCCGCACCAGTTACAACCTCAAACGTGACGTTTGCGTTGAGTGTGTTTGCATACAACTGACTTTCGTTGATTGCAAACTGATTCAGTCGTGTTGATATTGTGTTAGTTCGGACACGCCATTGGTTGAAAGTATCCGATAACTGAACATTAGCGATTGCCGCCATTACCTAAACCCCTTTATTCGTCAGTATGGATATTTATAATCTCACACATAGTGGAGATAGGAACCGACGATATATTTCGGACTTCCTATCGGTTTTTCCCCACTGTGCAAGTGTGTCCACAATGGAGGGAACATCAACAAACGACCCTTCTTGGGTTTCACCGTAATTCCAAACTGCTCAAATTTTGTTTCCCCACCTTCTTTGGGTTCGTTCAGATAAAGAAAGAACACAAGAAAGCGTCTTGCTGAAGAATAGTCACCTACATCAACGTGCCGACTAAATTGGTCAACATCGTTAGGCAAATACTTCTTCATTCTAAAATTCTCATAACCAAGTTGTCTTGGAAACATTTCAGGAACCACATTGCAGTCACTTTTGTATTGGTCTATACAATCAAAGAATGTGCGTGTGAGTGTTTTGGCAATATCCCCATAAGTATCAGGATAGTCCAATAGTTTCAACTCCGCAAACCGAAAGTGACCTTCGTTCTCCATAATCTGTTGGTGGTCAGTATTTGACTCAAACAAATCAACTAAATTGTCGCAGAATGTTTCATCCACGACATCATCATAATATCGAATATAATTTTCCATTATCAACCTTTCGCAATTGAACGAATCAAGTGTTTGATTTCCTCAATGTCTCCTTTGATTTCTATTACATCAGTTTTTATTTTTTCAATCTCGTTGAACTTTCGCTTTTGAGTGCGATAGGCATTGAGACCTTCCAAATCAGTATTCAGAACTGCGTTGCTGTGCGTATCCCGCACCAAAGTATCTCTGTCTTCTACTGGTAAGTATCGTTTCATTATTTCTGCAACGCAATTGCTCTGTAGTCTCTCAATACTGGAGACTTTGCTTCGTTAGAAGTCAGCAACACAAACTTCAGTCGGAAATACTTATATCCAGTATAAGTAATACTTTCGGATGTGTACTGATACTCATCACTTGCGCCTGTCAGTACCGATGCCGGTAAGTTGAACTCAAGTTCTCTAAAGTCCGACTTATCTTCATCGCTTGACACAACGGTACTTACCGTAGTTCTTGACAACTCCTGCCAAGGACGGTCATCAATTGTTGCCTCGTCTGCTGAATTCAAGAACTTACCGTACACCGCAATTGAACTTACGCTTGGTACATATGCAGTCACGAGTACACGCAAATCTTCGGCATCCAAACCATCTTCAAGAGTTACTGTCTTGGAGATGTACTTGGTCTGTGCACTACCACCATTTGCGTTGTCTTCGTTTGTCTCATCATTGTTGATGAAGAACTCTGAAGTAATAACGCCCATTCTATCGATATCTACCGCAGGTGAGTGTCTATTGTTATTTGAGTTACTCATAGACAACTGGAAGTCAGCAGACTTCGCACCACTCAAACCAGAGGTCTCTTGGTCATCACCCAAGATAAACTTACGAGCATCCAAGAACGTTTCACCGTTATCAGTGAAGTTTTGATATGCACTATCACGAGTTGTTGTGGTTGTTGCCAACTTACCTGTGAAGTTTGTCAGTGTATTCTGGAGGTTGAATCGAGCAATCTTCAAGAATGCTTCGTCAACGTTCAGATTAGTCACTGTATCAATATCTCCAGTATACCCATTGATTTGTTCTTTGAACTGTGTATTTGCTGCAAATGTTCCAGTAATACTTTCAAGTGTCATCCGACCATTTTCTGGTGCATTCGGGTCAATAAACTGAATGACACCTGTCGGTGTGGTGTTGCTATGAATGACTGCCGTCACACCAGTTGTCAACCCGTTTGCGTGGAGGAATGTCACAGTTTCGCCTGTCGTATACTTATTGGACAGAGTGACATCCTTCACAGACGCAGTGTTGGAACTGATAGATGCAATGACACCATTTGCCAACGAGGTTCCACCAGAGGCATAGATTCCGACATTCACACTTGGTTGTGATGTAAATACCAACGATGTCTCACCGTGAACTGTCTGACCTGTTGTCAGTCCAATCGTCGTGTTAGAAATCGTAAAGTATTCCTGCTCTGGATTTTCAATCTGCATCGTACCACTTTGGTTCACGCCAAAGTTAGCAAAGTATGCCTTGAATGTCAAGTCCTCTTCTTGGATTGACTTCCAATTTCTGTCGTTCGCAGACACGAATAACAAACCAGAGTATGGGTTTGCAGTAATCCGATTACCTGTCGTAATATCAGTCTCACCCATACGAGCAATAAACATATTGTATCGTGGCGAACCACCACACGGTTTGATTACTATAGCATAATCTACGTCAGTTAGCAAGTAAACAGGTGTATTGAAATAAATTGGTGTTGGTACTGGTGTTCTTGCGTTGACGTTGATATCATCAGAGTCAACAATCACACGACCAAACGGTATAATGTTCGGTGTAATGAAACCAGACGATGGGTCAACTTCCCGAATTTGAATTTCAACTGGCAACGTTGGGTCTTTAGACGCAAAGTACAAATCCAACTTCGTCAAGAACATACCTGGCGAACGAGATGGGTTCTGACGAATACTGTACTGGTTGTCAAGAGTTGAGTTTTCGGCAAACGAGTCTTCAACTCTAAATGTTTGTGCGAGTGGGTCATACAGAACTGTTGTGTTGACTGTTTCAATTTCACGAGTTGTGACAATTGTGTTCTGAATGATTTCTTCGGTTCCACTAGCAGTGAACGTACCTTCGGCAACAGTCGTGAACGTACCCAAAGACCGATTGTTTGTGATGTTGTCAATCAGACGGAACGTCAGTTTACCAGTTTCAAATCTTTGGTCACCACTGTTCGGTAATTGGAAAGTACCAAATACTTCACCAGTTGATGTTGAAATGAGTGGGTCACCAACATTGCCTGTCGCAACAAAACTTGAGTTCGTTGGAACAACATAAGAACTAACATCCACACCATCAAAGAATGGGAACACTCGTGCATTCGTAATCATACCCTGTGCACGGAAGTTGATGTCCTGTGCCCGGATGAATGGGATAGTGTTCGTTTCTCTGTTGGTAAAGACAGAAGTTGACTCACCAATAACGTTGACGTTTTGCTCACGACGACGAACTGGTAGGTTGGTACGCCCTTGGTTGATAAGACGCTGTGCCCACGGTGTTGCTGGGTCACCAATGATTTCGTCTCGTTGCCCACGGTCAATATCAATAGACACCCGATCTGGTGGTAGTAAGGTTGTATCAATCCACACATCAGTATCTGGTGTCAGAGTGATAATACCCTCGTGCGTGTACGCAACACCTGCCGCATTACGAGTGTCAGACGCATAGGTGCTTTCAATAATCAAATCGTGACTATATGGCAGTGTGACTAATTTACCGTCTGGATATACAAGTCTTGCACTAATAGTTGAAGATGCACCAGAAGTCAAACCAGTGATTGTTCCACTAGATGGCATTGTGCCAGTAATGTCTTCAATATACAAGCGAGTGCCGACTTGATATCTCAACGTACCTGTCGCACCACTCGCAGAAACGGTTTCGCCCGCACTGAATTCCGCAGAGGTTGAAATCGTAATCCGAACATCGCCCGATGCACGAGTAACATTAGATGAAGTGGTTGAGTTATACTCAAGTGGAGTGAACGCATCGTAGCGTCTTGGTGACAACTCTCTATTGACAACATCAATCAGTGCTTTGAAGTCAGTATTATTGATATCGCCAATCGTTCTATCTAGGAAGTTGTCAACCAAAATACCAGACTTGAAACGGTTCAGTCCATTACCATCGGTAATGTTGAGTGCCTCTGCTGACTTTTCAAGCAAGTTCAGTGAAGTGTAATACTCAAGACTACGAATGCGTTGCTCAATTGTCTTGAGTCGCTTACTTGTAAACTTGGTGACACGATTTTCAAGAACATACGAGTAGTCAGCAGTATTTGCGCCCGGTACATAATCTTGAGGTGCAATAATTGATGGATAAGGACTGATATACACAGTGCCTAATTCAAATGCATCTGCCGGAGTTGCGGGAATGACAGGGTTGACTGCCGATACACCCCGAATGTCACGGAAGTTGCCTTCTTTGTCCATTACAATCTTGTCTACACGAGGTAGATAGAATGAGAAGTCAATGGTAAAGTTTTCGTTTGGAGCAGGGAACCGCAAACCATTACCCGTACCCTCAACAATCGTTGTGTGAGTGTTAGATGGGTTGATTGTAATGTTTGTCAGTGATGTGACGTTGTTTGCCGTGCGAGTAACACGAGGACGAACATCAATGCTGTCTCTCAAATCAAATTCAGCACCAGTAACAGGTGATGTGTATACAGGAATTTCGGCAGTTGTAATTGCCAAAGTATTCGCAGTGTTTGCATCATCAATTGGATATGAGTCAATAGAGAAGTATCCCGAACCCTGTGATGTATCTTCGGTGAAGTGGTCTACCTTGACGAGTAAGTGGTCACCAGAAGTAATTGTCAAAGTTGAGTTTGGTTTCTTCTTCAGGGCAGCAAGGTTGTAGATGTTGTCACGCTGACCGTTGTCAATGAAGAACTCGTCGGTGACAATCGTACCTTCAGTCAAACCTGTAAACGCACTTGCCTTCTTCCGAACTTCTTTGAGTTTGAATACGTCTGGCAGACCCAAAGACCAAGGACCAGATGTTGTGCTGACTGCGTTTGATGTGTTGATTTGAACGTAGCGGTTAGAGTTGAATGTCTTTGCCTTTTCTCGTGCAGATACACGGTTCAACTCGACCAATACCTATGCACGGAC